CCGAAGAAAAAGAAACGCTTGGAATTAACTTTGTTCCGTAACATTCCATCGTGCCATCGGGAAATTTTATGTATGTGCCATTAGCGTTTGAGCCAGAAATTATTTGCAACGATTCAAGGTCTGCTTCCTTAGCCAAAAGTTGGCCGAGATAGTACACTCCGATATCCGGCGGCTTCTGCCCAACTCCTAATCCATAACCCTTAAAAATTGGTGGCGTATCCTCTGTGTAAAACTTCTTCATGAACAGCCCAGGAACACCAACATTTAACGTTTCTGTTCCTGAGCCGGATGTTAGCTTATCTGTCACAATAACCTGTATGTTGTAGGATTTTTGTGCAGCAAAGCCGCCGCTGCCGAGGTCGCCATCTATATAGGTAGCCGCAAACTCAAATTCGCCAGTGGCTGTATCGTATGTTACGGCCGATATATCCGTTGTGCCGCTCGTCCATGACTCTGATCTCGTCTCTTTATATTTATATGAGATCGCTTGTATCGAGTTTACTGCTGCGCCAAAATCACCAGGCCATATGTGACCGGAGAATGATATTTTTGTGGTATCGTCAACATCATTATCACGCTTAAGCCGTATGTCTGTTATAACAGGCACCTCGTAAGCAATAAACTGTGACCAGGTTAATATTTGTGATGTTTTGTTTCCGCGACTGTCCGTTGCGGTAATTTTCCCGCTTGAGACTGTAACCGAATTAAATGTTTTTTGTATCGGCAACGCATCATCTTGATTAGCCGTCTGTGTAGGCATGCTACCAATTTCGAAAAGATAAGCATTTGCCCCAAGTGTAGCGTGCTTGTTGGCGGTGGCCTTTGTGGTGATCTCCATCTGTACGTTGGATACACCGGCAATGATTGCTTGATTGTTACCGGTTAAGGCCACCGTTGCAGAATTTACATCTTTATACCCTATACTCGTATCAAGGAAAGTCGGATTAAGGCCATTTGTCGACAACGCGCCGGTTGCTTTTTTTTCGCTCGTGTTTCCTATTTGCGTTGTTTTGTTTGCGTTTTCGTATGTGGTCAGCCGAAATGTAAACTCTATTTCGTTTACGTTTTGCATTTCCGTGTATACCGTCTGCAACTGCGCAATAGAAAACTTTATTTTTTGTTGCTTGTAATCTTCGAAGGTAGCAATCAATGTTGAACCGATATGAACGGACAAAACATTATAAAAGCTGCTGCTATACGTTGTCTGCGGCACAGAGATATCAACACCTATATCCTCATTTGCATCAACGGTAAAGTTCGGAATAGTTCCTAAAACGCTTCCTCTTGGTATAGTCGTAAGTGGAATATTGGCGTTTGTATCGCTGCTTCCATGCGGTTTCCCAGAAGGATACCTAATGTATGTGCGGAAATTCGCCGTTTTCGTTCCGTCCGGATTGTGCGGAACCCAAGCGTCAAAACTCAATAAGTCTTTAACTGAATAATTTGCAAAGTTAAAGTTTAGTGCTGAACCGCTTGCACTACCAGCCTCGCTGCCATCTATATACACCGTCAAGCTGCCTGTACCGTAAGCATCGTAGGATTGAGAGCTTGACGAACGCAGTTGTACCAGCACATTTACTTTTGTCCGGTTATTGATAATATCCGGTTCTAATTCTGTAACGGTGGTGTCTACATATATATAAGGTGAATTACTTAACGAGCCTGTATAAGTCGCCATTCTCTATCCTTCCTAATCATTAATAACCCACATGCAAGCATGCTCTTCATCAAGCGGGATTTGTCTTGTTTTGCCTACCATCAACAAATTTTCAACATATGCTACAGACATTTTTGCATATGCGGATGTAAATTCCGCGATGGTTTTACCCGTTATTTTGTTGTAGTACCTCATGCTCGTTGCGGTTTGCTCAAGATTTACTTCTTCTCCATAGATGATTTGGCCTGTAGATGTAAACTGCAGCACTGGAGCCAGTATCCCGTTGACGCGCTCGCCGAAAGACAATATTCCTGTTGATAAGTTCAATTCAAAGTTGTCGCCCATAAGTTTGCCGGTCGTTATTGCATCGGCCACAAGTCCGCTGCCCGTTCCGGCTGTGTGCCAGTCCCACTGGCCGTTTGGAAGCTTCCTATCTGCAATTAGTATCTTTCCGGCTCCGATATATATAGCCTTTGTTGGATTCTCATCTATAGGCCTATCGAAGCTGTAATATCCTGCTGGTAGATTATAGATATTATCCGCTTTTAACGCATAGTCGTATCCGTCCTCATTCCAATAACCGACTATTGATTGATTTCTTGTAGCAACCAGTAACGATTCCTGCTCTTTGATTTTATCATCAGTTTTTATTTGTTCCTGCCGAATGCGTTCAGCTCCGGAGGTCAATATCCGGTCACCAAATCGAAATGATTTTATTGTTTTGTCTAAAAAGTTTCGTTCGAGCTCAAATACTCTTGTCTTGTATCGTATTCCGATATCGTCCCTTACTATCGTCACAGTTTCGCCCAGTTCCACCATATCGGTTTCAATCGCGTCAGCTTTGAACTCAACCTTTGGTCGCGAGCGGTATAAAAGCTCGCTGTATGTGGCTTGTAACAGTTCTTCTTTATCTTCTATATCTGGAAAATCGATAACGCTTTCACGATACCCATACATCGCGACTGCGCTCGACAAGGAAACATAATCTTGTCCGACTGGCTTATCTACCGGATCGCCGTTTGCTTTTTCCCATACAACATCAGAAAAGTTGATTTTTCGGCCGAAGCCGTCTCCTACTTCTTCGCCTTTGCCGAGACCAATCAAAGCAGTGTATATCCCCTCGTTCGCTTGTTCGGCCACAACATCAATTAGCTTGTCGCCGTATTCGTACCATTTCCCGTAGTCGTCAGATATGCTGTCATAGATATCGATATATCTACCTGTGATTTGACCACTTGCAAAGACAAGCCTCGGCTTAAACTCAACGCTCCATCGCTTCGAAAAATCCCAAAATGCAGATAACCGTGACTGATAATAGAATGTTGTGCCTGCTATGCCCGTAGCTTGCGATATTCCCATTTGCCACATGCTGCCTTCCAGAATACGGCTTAATGCGATAGGCGCGCTAACATTTTGTGGCCTGATATCTCGGATAACTTCGCCTTGTAACTCGTCAAACATAATATGTATGCCGGATAAAGTTATAAGGCCGCCTTGCTTACTAATTGATGTAACCCTATACATGCAAAAAGTATTCTCGTCATCTATGTCTTTCGAGCCAAAATAATGAGCCGATTCGATATCCTGCGCATATACAGCCGTTACTGTTGCTGTAATTGTTCCGCCTAATACGGATTTCTGTGTATAATCAATGGTTTCGCGAACGCTGCCGATTAAGTTTTTGCTATTATCAAACAAGTAAATTGTCATAGCGCCCTCTCAACAAGGCTGATCGTCATGCTTTCGTCAGCAAGGAGCACATCACCCGAATTTACTTTAAATTCTTGCCAATCCGAATATATGTAGTCCAGTCGGCTCATAACATTTTCGCCATTAAGTAAAATACTATTTTCTTCTGGATAGATTTGTAGCACATCGCCCGCGACAAAATCACCGGTCAAAACAATCTTCCTGCCTGTAGTGGAATTTTGCACTTGAAATCCGGTTTTGTCTGATGCAAATATTACGGATATAGATTGTATTTTATATGGATACAGAGAAGTACCAGGAACCGTAACAGGCGATCCTGCCAGATCGTCAATGTTTTTATATTTGTATGGGTCTTGACATAGAAGCGTAAAAGAGCCAACGCCCTGTAATCTGTCGAATGGCGGATTTTCCGATTCGGACAATCGTCCGAGCCTATAATAATCCTCGTCACCAAACTTTATAACAACATCACTATCCGCTTTGAGCGAATCGTGTAGAGTTGTTAATCGCTCTAAGAACGTCTTAGAATTTTCGGCCTTTAACAAATAATAAACAACAATATATCGAGGCGGCAATTTTTGATTAGTCACAAACACACCATCTCTACCAGGCACATCAACAGACGTAACGGCACGCCTTAAGATGCCGCGCCCATCCACGTTGATTGTTGTGTATCCATCTATAAGCTGGTCAAGTAATTTGTTGTTATAGGTCAATGAACAATATCTTGTGTAATCCATATAGCAACCCCCTAATATGCCAGCTCAAGTTCGATTGTTCTGTCTTGAATTTTTGTAATGTCGTCAACAAACGCCTTGAATTTATGGCCTGCAAGGTTAAATGTAAGATATGCCGGTCTTCCCGCGTTGTTTTCGGCCGCGTTCAACTCTACAGATGCAGCTAAGCTATCTAATCTTCCTGGCGAAATCGCATTAAACGCGATATCTGATTCAAATGTTCGCGCTGTCAATCTTCCGACTTCGTCCATTGCTTGAGTAATCGGCCGTTTGTTGTCTGAAATGCCTTTCGCAAGCCCGGCGTCCAGGTTTGCGCCAAACTCGGCAAAGAGCTTTGAAGGTGAGCTGATTCCAAAGAAGTTTTTAATCCTATTGACAATTTGCCCGAAAAATCCCTTAATTTGATTCCACAGCCACCCTGCTTTATCCTTAATTCCTTGCCATAAACCACTTATTAACTGGCCTCCCATCCTGATGAACTCGCCAATGCCTTGTGCCAGCGCGTTAACCATGCTGATTATGATTTGAGGCATGGATTTTATGAGGGTCCATATAATTTGTGGTAGATTTGTTATTAATGCCGTTAGGAGTTTTACGCCTGTATCTACAATAAGCGGTGTATTACTTACAAGAGATTCAACAATGCTTATTATGATTTCCGGCAATGCGGATACAATTGTTAGTATGATTAACGGCAAATTTTCTATAAGCGCCGTTAGTAGTTTTACACCTGCGTCAATGATAAGGGGTATATTCTCTAATAGGCCTTTTATGACACTATCGATGATAAGAGGCAATGCTGCTACAATTGTAGTGATAATTTGTGGCAGATTTTCGATTAATGATGTCAATAGTTTTACGCCAGCCTCAATAATTTTTGGTATTCCGTCAAGCAGCCCGTTTATTAGGCCTTTAATTATTTCGATGCTGCCCTCTACTAAAAACGGTATGCCTTCAATCAAGCCAACAACAATATTCAATACCATATCAGTGCCAGCTTGTAACAACCCTGGTATAGATTGCTTTAACACCTCAATCAAGGACTGCGGAAGTTGTAAAACTAAATTTGCAATCATCGGAAACAAGTTTTTAACAAAAGTTAAAATTGTCGTTCCCATTGCCTTTAGCGCCGGGCCAACATCCATGCCAAGGGCCATTTTTGCCATTAGATTCTGAAATGATGCGTACATCGATGCAAACGAACCTTGTAATGTATCCGCCGCTTCTATAGCTGTCGTGCCTGTGATTCCAAGTTCTTCCTGGATCACATGAATCGCTTGATATACATCAGAAAGGTTGGATATATCGTATTTTATGCCTGTTAGCTTCTCTGCGTCAGCAAGAAGCCTTTCCATTTCTGTTTTGGTCCCACCGTACCCCAACTTCAAGTTATCCAACATTGTGTAGTTTTGTTTGGCGAATCCTTGATATGCGTTCTGAATATCAATCATGTTCGTTCCCATCTTGTTGGCATTATCAGACATGTCAATCATGGCCATATTAGCGATATCGGCCGCTCTGTTCGTATCGCCGGATACAGATTGTAATAACGATGCCGCAAACGATGTAGTCATTTCCATGTACCTGTTAGCAGATACTCCTGCAGTCATATACGCTTCATCTGCGTATACTTTCATTTTGTCTGCGCTACCCTTGAAAAGTGTTTCTATCCCGCCGATAGATTGTTCGAGTGCGCCACCGCCCATGATTGCATCTTTAAAGACTTTTCCGATTCCGGCAGTAACAAGAATAGTTTTAAAGGCTGAAATAAATTTCCCGCCGCTTTTTTTTCCTGCTATTTCAGATTCGCCGCCAAGCTCTTTTTCAATCATGCCTTTTATGCCTTCGGCAGATGGTATAATTTGAACATATGCTTTACCCAAATCACTCAATTGGTTCATGCCTCCTTTCTTTGATTTTTTTTAATATTTTATTTCTTGCTTTTTCAAAATCCTCGCCAGTTTCGAACGAGCTTTCAGCGTTATTGCTTTTTGCGAAATTTCCAAGAATTGATTTTGGTCGATTGCGCCCTTTTTCTGCATCTTTTGTTTTCGTCCACAATAAAAGATTTAACTGGTCAACGATTGTCGTCATCAGCAACATATCAGGCGCTACATGTATTCCGCTAAGCTTCATCTTGATTCGCGAATTGTCGCGAAGTCCGACAGCAAGAACGGCCACCAGTTGAACTGGTAGCCGCTTGTAATCATAAATCTGATATGTTTCTGCGAAATCACAAATCAACGCATCTTCATCAGCCCGAATCATCGCCGCGAGGATTAGGAGTTTTTTGTTTTTTGATGATTAAGTAAAATCTCTTCGATTTCTTTTTCCATTTTGGTCAGAGGAACAAATCCATCTCCATCTCTGAGATGGTCCCTTAGCCTGTCTTTATCTTCACCAAGTAGCAACGTTAATACCTTGACCATTGCTGACGGGCTGGTTTCAAGGCACGAAACCGCTTCCAACAGCTCATAGTTATCAATTCTTCTCGAATCAATTTTATACTCGAATCCTGTAGATGTAACTCCTTCAATGTATTTGATTTTTTCGCTCATTATGAATCACCTTTAAGCCCCTGCGTAGATTGCTACAGTAACCGCTTCTGCCGGTAAGTCATAATCCCCAAAGTCCGCAATCAGAACAGTAGCATCGCCCTCTGTAGGATTACTGATTGCTAAGCTCCAATCCTTGCCAGAACCAGTCAAGGCGCCTTTTGTTGCGCCGGTCAATGTGATATGGCTTGCTTGTAATCCGGTAATTCCTCTGCTGAATGTCAACTTGAGATATGCTGTGTTGACCGTTCCACTCGCTCCGCCAATCTGCTCAACGTTGAATGTAACATAGTCCGGATTAGCTTCGATGATATATTCATAGTGCGTATTACCAGACGAGTCCGGCATTGCTTGAATCGTAGTATCGTACCCGATAGCGTCATTATCTACATAAGCAATTTCACCAACCTCGGAAACTACGCCGTTTGGAATTACAACGCGTTTCAGCGCGTTTTTCAGAACCATATCAATCACAATTACATGTGGTTCAAGCGGTTTAGCATTCGCATTGATTGTGATCCCAGTAGAGAGCGTGCCGGTTACGTTAGCTGATCCATATACTTCTTTCAGCACTTCAATATTGAGCGCCTCAATCAGCGTATATTGAAATGTATCAGGTCTACCTGTAGGTAGTACCATAACGGTATCGCCGCCCCATGCATTGATTGTTTCGGACTCTGGCGAGTTTGCATTCCTTAACCCGTCTTCCGAACAATATCCTAACGCCTTAAAAGCACTCGATAAAGTAGCCTCGGCACTTGCGGGAAGTGTAGTTCCAGCCGGAGCAGAGTATATAGCACCGCCGACTTTCGGCTTCCCATAACTCACATTTTCAGTATTTGCCATGTTTTTTCCTCCTTAATAATGTTGAATATCGTACACCGCTTGATAGCGGTATTGTTTTTTTGTTGTATCTGTAAAGTTGTAATCGCTGTTAAGCTTCACGCTTGCTATTTCGCAGAGAATAATCAAGCTATCAACAGCTTCTTTGACCCTTTCATTTAGCGCCGCGGCCTCATAAAGAGACTCAGCATAAGATTGAAATGCGAAAGTTGATGAGGGTAGTTTGTTCTCTCGGCCGCTTCCCACTTTTTCAAACAACACATATCGTGTTGGTGCAGGTTCCGGCTTTTCGAGATATACGGGTTCAACAAGTTTTGTTGCTAAATGGTTTAAAACAACCAATTCAATCATCATCTCACCGCCTTGAGTAGAGTGTTATTTTCGAGATTGTCTTTGTGCGCTTCCGGCGTATCCGCCCGAACTCTTGCAACTGCTCGCGTTCCGGCAACAAAAGAATCTTGCTCAAATCCTTCACCTGCTCGATTCCTAATATCAGAAGCATGAGCGTTTAGAATCGATTGCATTTCTTCGGATTGCATTAGTTCGCGCACGCCGGCTCGATTCAACACAAATTTAAATTTCTTACTCATAGCGCTCTACCATCACTTTCTTGTTCCAGTCCAACGGTATCATGTCATCAATTCCTTGTGTAGGAATCCCGAATACACGCCAGCGTTCATTGAAGAACAATACTTCTTGATTCTCCCATTCATTCTCGTCACCTTTAGGAATTGCAAGCGTATACACAGCCTTTCTACCTGTAAGGTCGAGCCTGTTCACGGCATCGTCCGAAGATACAGGCGCGACAAGAACATTATGGACCGGAATCTCAACATCTTCATATATTGGCTTCCCGAAAGGGTCTTCACCAGTTTTGTTTTGATTGATTAGCGTTACCGTTATTCCTCTTATGCGGCTCATATCATATCCACCATTCATCATCAACGGCATATTCTGTTCCGTACGGTTCGATTACGCCATATCTTTGTCGTTTCAGTCCTAACCGGACAAGCTCGGTGTTTTTGATAAAAAGACCGCCGCCAGGCACCAAGAACGTGCCAGAATAACTATATCCGAGCGCTGATTCTGATGTTTGAATCATCGGCTCGCTAT